TCATTCTTCTGTCCCCTCCATAAAGTAAACAGCCTGTAAATTAATCATCTGTCCTACTCGAATGACATCGTCTATTGATACCGATTTGATAGCCTCAATCCAATCTAACCAACTTAAATTTCTATTTCCTAAGGTAACTTGATTATATACTTGTTCTATCAAATTATTCTGCCTATCTTGAGCCAAGGTTGCTGAATGAATCAACATGTTTTTTGTCAACTCTAATTCTTCTTCTGTAAACTTACCACATTTTAAATCAAGTAGTTGTTTACTAATTAACTTCATTACCCTGAGTCTATTTTCACGGCTAATTCCAGCATAGACCTTCAGCATTCCTGAAAAAATAGAGACCTGACTGCCAATTGTATAGGCCAAACTTTCTTTCTCACGAACATTCATAAATAACTTCGAATGGGAGAAAGCACCCAGTAGACCATTAAATACCATCAAAGCCGGGTAGTTTACATCGTTGTAAACCACTTGTAAATGATATGCCAATTCCAAAATGGACTGCCTTGCCTGTTTACGCTCGATTTTTTCTTGCGTGATGTTTGAGTATTCCTGATGATATTCTAGCTCTAATTTTGGATTTCTATAAGTAAAACCAAAATCTTCAAGTTTTCTTTTGACTTGTTCTCTGTCAACCTTCCCTAAGACAAATATATCAATTTTATCCATACGCAACATATTCCGATAAATCTGAAAGGTTGATTCTGCTGTTGCTCTTTCAACCAAATCAAGCCTACCGACGCGTGGAATTTGAAGAGAGGGATCTTTATAAAAAAGCTTACTCATTTCAACATCTGCATGATAAAAATTATCTTCTATCTCTGACTGAAGAAAATTGATTAAATTCGTTTTTTCAACCTCAAAAATCTGGCTATCAAATCCTCGCCCCTTTTTCAGTGGTCTAAATATACACGTGTATAAAAAATCAAGAATCTCTACTGTAATATCCTCATTTTCTGGTAAGTGACGAGGACTGACATATGAAATTGTCACATCTACACAGTGCACCCTACCACGTTTCGAAACCGAGGTCGAGAACTGAGCACCATACAATTCTGCCAATCTTCTCCGAACAGCCTGAGCAGTCTGAAATTCTTGGTTACCCATTTCAAAAATATTTGCAACTAACACACGACCAGCAACTGTAGCCTCACTCATTTCAGCTGCAAAGCGAATACGTATACGATTTGTCGTAAACTGATCTGTATCAATAAAATGAAGATCTACTCCCTCTTGTAATTTCATCGTCTTCCTCTTTCAAACATTGTACCTTCCATTATACCATTTTGTGATAAGGTATGCTTGGCTTTAGCATTTGGTTGCTTTACACGCCTTTTTAGTTGATTTTACTGGATTTTTGAAAAAAAGTGTAAACTTTATACAGCGTTACATTTCCCTAGAAAGTGTACAAAAAGGGGAACAAAAAAAGCCTATCATTTATAGCATGATAGACTAAAAATAATGAGTTCAGCAGGCAAGTACTAGCGTAGTGAGTAGCTACGCTTTTTTTGATTGCTGATAAGTGTATTATATCATGCTTCTACTGTTTCCTACTGTGTTTTACTGTATCCGTTCAAAATTGCCATTTTGGCGAAATAGACTGCGGCGCGTGGTTGCTAATTGCTCAAAAAATTCAAAAAGGGAAAATCGTGCACGGAAGAGGGCGGCGTTGTTGAACCCCGAACAAACCCACCCCCGTTTTAAAAAGTTGGGGGTATTTCCGAATGATTCCAAACTTAACTATCCAAGTGCTACAATAGTGAGCCATCTCGGTACTGACAGGCGAACTCTTTCAAAGCTTCATTTTTAGCCAAGTAGTAAGTGCTTTCAGCTATCCCGAGTCGTTGTATCTGCTCTGCTGTTCGTATCTTGTCGGGTGATATATAACTCATGATAAGTATGGCTCGATGTCTTGGTCTAGCTATTGCATTGACTGCCTTTATAATCTCATTCACTTCTTCAGGGGCTTTACGTTGCCAGTCATATATCCTGCCCTTGTAGTCTTCGGGGTCAAACTCAAATAGTTTCACAATCCAATTCTCATCTACCTGTATCATGTCATAATGCAGAACTGCCACCCTGCACCATCTATGAAACTCTTTCAGTTTTCTTTTTGCTAGTTGTTTGCTCAAGCTCTTCCAGTCCTTTCTTGTGATAATCGTATAGACTACTCTGGGAGTAGTATGGCAATGTCCGCTTAATCATTAACCAAGAATAGCCGTTTATGTATTTCAACCGCATTATCAGGCTTGCAACGCGGATAGTCCACTGTAATCAGCATACAACTGTGCTAGTTCAGTTTCTAGTTGCTCAATCTTTTCAATCCGTTTGACAACCTGGTCTTCTGTAATGTTTTTCTTGGATCGTGTTACCCTCTGACTTTGATAGTCTGGTGTATTGACAATGCCAGCCCTCAAGGCTTCTATCTCTCGTTTCTTTGACTGTACCAGCTTTTCAAACTTAGCCAACTGTTTTAGATCCACGCTACGCACCTCCGTGTGATATAATGGTTTTAGGTTTTATTCACATAGTCAGTGCGTGCGCATTGGCTTTTTTGTATTTTCTCGTGGTTCGCTCGTGCTTCATCACGCGCCACCGTGTCTAAACATTATCTCTTTTAGATTGCTAAAAATGCCGAATACCTCCCCTAAACCTCCCTATTTTTACTTATCCAACCTAGCCTAAACCTAATCATTTTCATTCATCTAACTTTCAAGATTATATAGCGTTCGGGTGTTCGTCGTTTTGAAAAATCAAAAAATGTTCCGTATTTTTGCACCCTTTCAACCCTGTGAATGCTTGATAGTACTAGCTTTTTAGCTCCCAACCGTTCCACCTTTATTTGTTTTGTAAAGCGAACGTTTGTAGTATTCGTTCGTTTTGGAAATTACCAAAGTGCTTCAACCCAATAGCTATTTTAATCTTGGTATTTCTTGGTATTGCCTATATAGATTTGATTGTAGTATTTTGTAGTATCTTAAATCTGTTTTTATCTGAGGTTTTTTGAGGTTTACGAAACAGCAAAAGAGGCAGTTGCCTCTCTCTGCTATTCTGCTGAATACTTCCACAAAGCGCAATAGTTGTTATCTGTGTCTAGCTCTTTCAGTAACGCCCTTGCATCGTGACCTACGGCTTCTAGGTTCTCCCATACTCCATTGACTGCCATGTCTGGGTGTTCGTCATCTAGTACGCTGTCAGCAAGTTCCATCAGCTCAAGCTCTAACCTTCCTACTTTCTCCAGTAAGCTATCAAAACTCTCTGACTGCTTAAGTTGTTCTACGCGCTTACGGATGTATTCTTGTTCAGTCGCTTGCTGTTGTTCGTATTCATTTAAATCATCAGGATTGTTGTAGTAGTCCTTAAAACTATCACAAATACGCTGAAATACTTTGATAAGATCATCATCTTCCACGTACTCAACTGCTAATTGGTTATGAACTCCGCCCTGTCCGTCATTGTGGTAGCTGACTTCAATAACTGGCTGATCATAAGTTCCTGTCATATAGCCCATAAGCGCGTGACCTGCAACTTGTGCGGTGTCAAAGTCTTTGAATGTGTAGTGGAATGTAAATGTGTTTGGTGTGTCTGAAAATGTTTTTAATGTCATGGTGTTATTCTCCTTGTTTTAGTTTATTGATTTTATAACGTTTATCTGAAATGCTGAAAGCCTTGAATGAATTTCCCTCCAGTCCTTTAAAAATTCGGCTCGCATTCCGTGCGTTGTAAACAGTCTTTAATTCCTGACTGTTTAGATTGGTGTTGATGATAGTAGTTTCTCGGTTGTTGAGAATGTCAAACAAAAAATCCTGCTCCCAATCGCTTTTGGGGGTAATATTCGCATTCTTTGCTCCCAAATCGTCCAAGATAAGAAAGTCAACGCTAGTCAGTTGCTTCACTGCGTCAAACTCTGTCAGGCTTGCCCCTTTGCCATAATTCCATCCGTTTTTAATCTGCTTAATGATTTCGGTCAAACTAACGAATAGAACGCTCTTAGGCTTGCCAATGTCCTTGTAATGCTCGTTGATTGTCTTAGCCATAGCAAAAGATAAGTGACTTTTTCCAATACCTGTCTGGCCCGTTATAAGCGTGTTACCTGTCATGCCTTGCGTGTACTTTTTAACCTGCCCTCTGGCAAACTCTAGTAATTGCTTTTCTTCTGCGGTTTCTGCCTTGAAATTCTCAAAGGTTGCCCCCCTCAGTTCTTCGGGTACTGTACTATCTCGCATAAGTACGTCATAGGTTGTCACATACCTCTGGCGGTTGCGTGCCTCTTCCAATATCTCCTGCCCTGTCATTGCTATTTGTTCCTGCGTACAGACTTGGCACATTTTAGAGATATGTTCTTGTCCTTGGCTCGTATAAGGGAATTGCCATAGCGGTGTGCCGTGCTTTTCGCAAAGCTCATCCAGTACAGTAATTTTATCTAAATGATTTTCCATGCTTGCCCCTTTCTAAAATGGTAGTTCCATGAAATTGTCTAGATTATCTTGCTTAGGTTGTTTCATTACTTCAAAGTCCGCTTGGCTCTGTTTGATCTGCTCTACAGTTTTCAACCCCTGCCCCTGCCAATTAGCAAGAATTTTCCTAGTGTATCTGATTGACCTCCCACCGTTCAAGATAGTTTCATTTAGGGCATATAATAACAAGGTCTGTCCGTGAGTTTTTAACAAGTCTTCAACCTCTGTTATCATTGTGCCATTAACTGACATTTCCCCAAAAGCCTCTTTGAGTTTTTCAAAAATAGCATTTTTACCAACTCCAACAGCTCCATTTTTTTCTTCTTGCTGTTGTTCTAGTTGTAGTTCTATCTCTTTCTCTAACTCTAACTCTATCTCTGTTGGACATGAGTTGGAATTTGTCCAAGACTTTTGGACATTGTCCAATTTCTCTTTATTCTGTCGTTGCTCGCGTTTGTAGCTAGCCCAATTTGTTTCGCTCATAATCATAGCTTTAGCCTGTGGTAATTCTGCGTTTTTATCTTCATCAATCTGTATTAGACCGCATTTTGTAAAGTATGCCATAGTCATATCAATGTCATCTTCTGACACGTCCAACTTCAAAGCTAGTTCTTCCTTAAGGTTTTCAAAATAACCTTCATAGTAAAGGATGCAATCACTATCAAGACTTTCAAGCATAAGACGGATGTAAATCACTGTCATAGTGTAACCGCCTGGAATAGTCTTCAGTCTCTTAATGAAAATATTATCAAAAAATTTTTTATCAATCTTCAACCAAAAATATATTTTAGTTTTTGTCATTCTCAACCCCCAAAAATATCAAAATATCACTCACCCGATAAAATATTTTCTTAGTGTCCTCTATCGGTGGTTGGTATCGTCTCAGCCCGTTCTTCTCCCACCGTTGCAAAGTCTTGTATTCTATGTCTAGCTCGCTCTTCAACTGTTGAGCTGTGATCAGTCCTGTCACCCTTGGCTTGACCATCTCACGCGCCTCCAGATAGTTCCCTATAAGCTCCAGAATGCCCGTTTTTAGGTCCGTTTCACTTTGTGCGGTTAGTTCAAGCCTCATCTCTGTACTTCCTCCAGTCTTGTAAATCAGCGGTAAGAAGCGCGTGGATACGCTTATTCTCTTGGTCGTATTGCCGTTGTAGTGGTAGCACTCCTGCAAGCCGTTCTGTTTCATTCTGGGGGATATAGTAGCCCCCTAGCTTGTTATCTCGCCCACCGCATACGGGTATACCATAATCAACAATAAGCTGGCGAATATGTTCCCTAATGGTTCGGATGTCCAAGCCTGTCAGCCGTTCAATATCTGTCCCCGTGATAGGCAATTCCATTCCAAGCGGTAGTAACTTGAAAACTTTGTATAGGTGTGGTGGTAGTCGATTTTCTGTCATACCTGCACCTCCAGACTTGCAATTTTGTATTTTATCCAAAGCAATTTACTATCGTGTTCCATATCAAGATAGCACTGCATTTCTTCTGGTGTTGTGTGTTTGAGAATAGTCTCTGCTATATGTTCAAGTTCTCTAAATGTCAGCATGGTTTCCCCTCCTAGTTATAGCGTTTGCCTGCAAGCTGTATATAAGCCCCGTAGCGCTCGTTTTTAAGGGGTCTGGTATATTTACCCTCGGTCTTGATTTTAGGCTCTATATCAAGCCGAAAAGTGCCCAAACCAACGCCAAACCATAGATAGAGGTTCAGCGGTGTAAAGATTGCTATTAAAGTTAAAGCTGTTTCGATTGTCATTTCTTGCATTTTTTAGCCTCCTTCTTGGCCAGTTTTTTCATATGCTCAAAATCTTGTAAGGCTAGTTTTAAGTACCACATAGGATTACCTACTTCAATCTTGTCTTCATATCCAGCTTTTAAGAGTTCTATTCTAGCTTTTTCAACTCGTGAGGCTATACTGTTCAAACTGCACTCAATCGGTGTCAAATCGCCATATTGAACTCGTGCCACGTCCTCATGAAAGTGGTTCAGCATGATTTCGGTTAGATAGTGCAATGTCCATCCTGTTTCATGATCTAGCTGATATACTTTTCTGATGACCGCCTCTAGCTCTTCCGATATTGCATTCTTTACGGGTGCGTATTCTTGGTTAGACATTTCAAAATGGATTATCGTTTCTCTGTTATTGTCTTTCATGTAGTTCTTGCCTCTGTTTCTTTTATTGTGTCTGTGTAATGGCCTGTGTGGGCTGTCTCCGTGAGTTCAAAAGACTTTGCTTATTGGTTCTTTACTATACGATTTCTATACCTAGCCCAGACTATTCCCAGCGGTTGCCCGCCCCAGACTTACCAGGTCCCCCTGTGGTCGTGTAAGCCTGTGCCAAAATAATAGCCTTGCTGTGTGTGATTTTCTTAGGGTGGTTTAGGCTGCTCTTGGTCCATGGCTACCTAATGGCGATACCAGCACCTAATACTTTTCTGCTCCAGTTTTAAGGGTTAGCGCCCTCTGTATGGTCAAAGTGTCCTAGATATGGTATAATCTAGCTATAAAACATTTACTAAAACCCTTTTAATAACAGCTTGCCTGCTTGTTAATTTTGTTTTAGTTAGTGGTTAAAAGGCTTTGCTGATTGGTCTCGGTAAGCCTTTTTTTGTTAATCTCACGCGCCCTGTGGTGCGTTTTTTAGTGGTCTGAATACCATATTTTTAATATCTTGGTATGTCATGCCTAAGTTGATCATAGCAATAGCCATGTCTTCTAATGCTTGGTATCTGATAAGCTCTTGGCTGGTTAGGCTGTCAATACCATTATGTCCGCCACGGTGTGCCATTAGCTGGCGTTTGTTCATTCCAGTAGTTCCCTTTAGCAAGAGGTTTGTAACAGTGCTGTGCGCGTGTTTTGGGGCTTCCTGCCATGTTTCAATAGCTTCATGCAATGCCTTGCGCTTGGGCTTCTCTAGCGCCCTCTGATAGCGAAACTCTGCCACCTCGTCACGCATTTCAAAGAATGCTCGGACTAGGTTTGTTTTGAATTTGACAACCTGCGGTGTGTTATCCAGATAAGTGATCAACAAAGTCGCCTGTTGTTCGTTTAAGTGATACACCTTTTTGGGTCTGCCTTTTCCGTCTAATTTATGGATTTCAAATCCATAAAATCCAAACGCCTCAAATCGTTCTTTGTGATTTCTCAATAGGCGTGTAACAGTGTGGTGCTGTACTCCAGCACATTCTGCGATTATCTCGCTTGTGGTGTACGGCTCTTTCCGTCCGTCCATGTAAACTAGTTCCATGCTTGCCCTTTCTATACTCGTGTAAGATACAACGCTATAAACTCCATTGGATTATCTGATAAATCAGCAATCTTTTTCAAATTCGCCTTATTAGGTGCATTTCTGCCTTTTTCCCAATTATTTACCGTACCTTTGGAAGTGTTGAAGCGTTGTCCGAATTGTTCCATTGTTTCGCCTAGGCTTACTCTGATAACCTTTATTCGTTCACCTAATTCCATTGCTTGCCTGCTCCTTTCTAGCTGTAAAATAGTTCATCAATTGTGATGTCTGGTTCAACCTCTGCGACAATGGTCTTGATTGCTTTCTTTTCCTTGTCATTGAATGGTGTTTTGCCTGTTTCTTTGTTGTTGTATGACTGTAAAGAAATATCTAGCTTGTCCGCCATAGCTTGCTGGGTTAGTCCTAACATGACCCGATAGCCTTTGAGTTTGCTCATGCCGTTCTCCTTTCTTTGAAAAATCCCCCTCCATAGATTGAAAGTGTGAAAGGCCATGGAGGGGTGTCAGACATTTTTGTCTGATTGGCTTTGATTATATCAGACACTTTTGTCTCGTGTCAACCGTTTTTTTAATTTTTTTCAGACATTTTTGTCTTTTTTGCAAATTAGTGTTATAATCAAGCGTGAAAGGTCGTGAAATTATGAATAGATTGAAAGAATTAAGGCAAGAAAAAAAGCTATCTCAGAAAGAGTTAGCTGACTATCTGGGCATAAATGAAAAAACCATATCTCGTTGGGAAAATGGAGAAAGTACAATAAAATCAGACAAAGCCCAGGCACTCGCTGACTATTTTGAGGTAGAGGTCGGATATCTCTTAGGATATAACGAAGGCCATAGGAGGATGTACGAGCTTTTCGGGAAGCATCCTAAAAAAGGTGCTATGGGAATAATAGATTTTGATGAACTTCTAGAAGCTCATGAACTAGGTTACATCAAAGATGGAAAAATTCTCGACGAACTTCAAACAGATGCAAGCGTAGCTATAAAATTTCTTGAAAGCATACAATCAAAGCTCTTACTTTTTGGGGACATCAGCAAAACACATACAAAAAAACTGGAGGATATCACCTTTTTTTTAGTAGATTTTTATGAAACGGTAGAACGTCGCCAAAAAACTTTAGAACAAACTAGCAATACTAAAGACTAACCGCGCGCGCTCCCTACAAGCCCCCTCACCACGTTCAAACACTTCTCTGGTATATTTACCCTACCAAGATGTTTCCACGCTCTCAGGGGCTTTCTAGTGGACTGTGTGGAGTGAAAAAAGTCCGCAAAAGTCCGCATTAAAAAAAGTCAGTTTTTGTCAGTTGCTGAAAATGTAGGTTTTTGTTGGTAGTTAAAAAAGTCAAGTTTTGTCAAGAGCTGAAAAAAGTTAGGTTTTGTTAGGAGCTGAAAAAAGTCAAGTTTTATCAAGCTAGATATTTTAGCAACCTTAGCAAACCATAGCTTCTATATCGGCTGTATGCTAGCATTTGTTAGCATTCGGCGCGTGCTTTCCTCGTGCTTCAGCAAGTCCGCTGACTTAGTAAAGGTTATACCTATCAATTTTGTTGACGCCAACAAAACTGTAAATCCTATAACAATTTTAGAAAGGCTCATAATGGTTAAAATTAACGCAAATGGTAAAGAAATAACTTTACTTTCCACAAATACTGATTATGTCAGTCTGACAGATATCGCTAAATATCGAAATCCAGACGCTCCAGCCGATATTATTAAAAACTGGATGAGGAGTAGAAATACTATTGAATTCCTAGGAGCTTGGGAAAAAATAAATAATGAAAATTTTAAACTGGTCGAATTCGACCAGTTTAGAAGCGAGGCTGGATTAAATGGCTTCGTACTATCTCCGCAAAAATGGATAAAAGAGACAAATGCCATTGGTATAACTTCCCAATCTGGCCGATACGGCGGTACATTCGCCCACTCTGATATAGCTTTTGAATTTGCTTCCTGGCTTTCACCAGAGTTTAAGCTTTATATCATTCAAGATTATCAGCGCCTAAAACAAGAAGAAGCCTACAAGAACCAGTTAGATTGGCAGGTAAACCGCTATATTTCAAAACTTAATTACACCATACAAACGGACGCTATCAAAGAAAACATTGTGCCAACTCTCCAGCCCTATCAAATTTCTTTCGCCTATTCCTCTGAAGCTGATTTAATAAACGTCGCTTTATTTGGTATGACTGCAAAGGAATTCAAGAACGCCTATCCTGATAGAGAAGGTAATCAGCGAGATAATGCCACTATTGAACAGCTATTAGTTCTAAATAACTTACAAAGTCTTAACGCTGAAATGATTAAACAAGGACTATCACAAAGCAACCGACTAACTGAACTAAACAGAATTGCTAAAGAACAGCTAGACGTGCTATATAAAAACAATCAGAAGGCCCTTGATAGCCTCAAAAGATTGAGCGATAAATAAGCCCATATAAGAGTCATAGCACCACTTTAAAACGTAACCATATAAAATTATCATCTTACCCGAAACAAACGAAAATAGGGCTATTCTCGTAAGCCTACGCATGATATAAACCTAAAACATTCTAAAATCTTTTTAATAACAGCTTGCCTGCTGATGGAAAGGTTTATGATCATGAAAATAACTGTAGTTAAAAAGAAAAACGGTGCTACCGTGTACCGTGCCAGTGTTTATCTAGGAATAGATGCCATCACCGGTAAGAAAGTCAAGACTAATGTCACGGGTAGGACCAAGAAGGAGGTTAAAAACAAAACTCAGCAAGCTATTGCAACTTTTAAAACAGACGGGGCAACACGCTACCAAAGTGCCACCATAACCAGTTACAAAGAGTTGGCAGAATTGTGGTGGAATAGCTATAAGCACACAGTAAAACCAAATACCCGTGGGAACATCAGGGGCTTACTGAAAAATCATGTTATACCACTTTTTGGAGCTTATAAGCTCGATAAACTGACGACCCCACTCCTCCAAAGCATCGTCATCAAATTAGCAGACAAAGCAAATACAGGGGAAGCTGGTGCCTATCTGCACTATGACAAAATCCACGCGCTGAACAAACGTATATTGCAATACGGTGTTGTTATGCAAGTTCTGCCATACAATCCTGCTCGGGAAGTCATATTGCCCAGGAACGCAAAAAAAGCCACTCGGAAGAAGGTAAAACATTTCAACGACGAGCAGCTTAAACAGTTTCTTGGCTACTTGGACGGCTTAGACTTAACCAATTACAGAAACATCTATGAAGTGACTTTATACAAGTTCTTGCTGGCCACTGGTTGCCGTATCAATGAGGTGCTGGCACTGCACTGGTCAGATATTGACTTGAACAACGCCACGGTCAGCATCACAAAAACACTAAACCGCTATGGGTCAATCAATTCCCCCAAGTCAAATGCCAGCATACGCGATATAAACATCGATAGCCAGACAGTAGCCATGATGAAAGAATACAGACGCCGACAAATACAAGAGGCTTGGACCCTAGGACGCTCTGAAACGATTGTATTTTCCGACTTTATCCATGACTATCCTGAGGATAAGACCCTAGGGAACAGGTTGACCACACGTTTGAGGAATATCGGACTGCCTAATATCGGTTTCCACGGCTTCCGCCACACGCACGCTAGTTTGCTGCTTAACTCTGGAATACCCTACAAGGAACTCCAGCATCGTCTTGGTCATTCTAGAATATCAATGACCATGGACATCTATAGCCACCTCTCAAAAGAGAATGCAAAAAACGCTGTTGCATTTTACGAAAAAGCTCTCGGGAATCTTTGA